CTTGATGCCGCAAGGGATCTAAGCAGTACCGGCATCACTCCACGGTTTGCAATAGGTGAACTGGACGTGACCTTAGCATAGGGGTAGGCAATATGGCTGTTGTATTAGGTACAAATGCTGGTTTTGTTACTGAAGCCCCGGTTGCTGACCCGGAAGGTTTCCCCACTTCCGGTGTTTCAATAGACTATTTGTCGCGGGCGATGAAGCATACAACACCGGCAGGTGTATCAAAGATTACTGAAATTGGGTGGTATCAAAATGCCTACCAAGAAGACGATGTAAATTACGAAGTAGGCTTATATAGCCATGATGCAGGCAATGATGTCCCATTAAATAGGCTGTATGCAGATACCGTAAATTCTAAGGGAACGGCACAAGGATGGAAAGTAGCTAGCGGGCTTGATTGGGATGTAACAGCAGAAACGATTTATTGGATAGCCGTACAAGTTCACCCAACGGCTCCAGATACATTCATAGATTTAGTCACCACAGGTGGCGTAGATTCAAGGATGGTCAACCAAGCATCGTTGGTCAACCCTTGGGTATCTGCTGCAAAAGACACCTATATTTTAGCTCTTTACGCTAAAGTTGAATCTGGTAGCACAGCCTATGAAGAAGGCACCAAGGAAGTCACAGCAGCAGTAGTAGTCAGTCTGACAACAGAGACAGTGGCGATAACCGAAGGTATCAAAACAGTAACGACAGTCACGATAGTCAGTCTAGCAACAGAATCGTATAAGAGTAACCAAGGAGCGGTCCCGGACCGACCTAGTGACTACGATGGTGATCTCTATTGGGACGAAGATACGGGAGCGTGGAGTACAACCCGCACGACGCATCCGGGCAACTGGGTGCAGTATGTGTTGGCGATAAGTGAAGAAGGCGACGTTTACTTCAGGACCGTCTGATGGCCGCTAAAGACAGATATATAGGTAGTGCAAATGGTGATCTCGCTTTGCCTATATCGGTAATTACTCGGCGGGCGGAAGCAATTAGCGCACGATATACCTATGAGTGCCGTGCGTTGAGGTTGCGTTTGTCGCGTACAGGCTCTCCAGGAACTCTTACTGCAAAGGTATATTCCGGTGCGGGTGCGGACGAAGACAATCTTCTAGGTACAGGAACCTATGATGGTGACACAGTTACAACTAACTACCTTGGCGAGATGGTTCAATTTGATTTTGGGGAAGGTGCAGAGTTTTCGATTACTTATGGAAGTCCATATTGGATTGTGTTGGAAACCCCATCAAACGGCGATGCAGACAACACAATAAATTGGCGACTTAATGATAATAATCCGTATGCCTATGGGAGTCTACGCTATTATTATGGCTCTCCTGTATGGGGTTTAGAGGCGACAAAAGACCACGTATTTGAACTCCGAGACGACCTTTATTCCAGTACTACTGTCTATGCTGAAGGCACTAAGACAGTAACGGTGGCAGCAACTGTGGATTACATCACTGGCCCCGGCAAAGCGTGGAACCCAGGGCCGGAAGACGACCAAGAGGACATCGCAATCATAGGCAGGATCAGGATCAACACGTTGACATGGAATGCACCGGCCAACGAAACCCCTGATTATCTGGTGTACTACCGAGTACAGGGTGGATCGTGGGTTCTTCAGGAGACCATCACCGATGACAGTACGTCACATACGCTATCTTCCAGCGTCCTCGCGGGCCTAGACTATTATTCCATCTATGAATGGCGGGTTGATACCTGTGCGGAGGGGCTTACGACTACAGGCGATACATGGACGTTCATCACCCAGCAGGAGCAATTCACTGATTTCACACGCAGGTCGGACTACGACGCAGACAAGGTATGGCAACCCAGCACTGGTTGGGTTGACATTGACAGTTTTGAATACACGGGCGGAGGCCGTTTCAAGGGTCGAGTACTCGTGATCGGGCACAAGGTTTTGTACTTCGGAGACATATAATGGGTGTTAAACGAACAATCAAAGAAGTGGTAGGTGGGAAAAAGACATACCTCCCTAAAGATAAGAAGGCACAAGAGAAACTTGATGACGCCCGGTATAAAACCCGCAAGTTGCAGGCCAAAGCCAAAGCGGATGCCGAAAAGGAAGGTGTCGAACTCAAGGGTTTAACCAAGAAGGCCAAGGCCAAACGAGCAGCCAAACAACCGAAGGGTGACCGGCAGTACGAAGGTGCGTCTGGTTCTGACCTCAAAGAACTTGAGAAGAGATTCGGGAAGAAGAGATAATGGCAACCCTTACGGCACTAGGTGCGACCCACGGTTTCACAGCGGATGATCTCGATACCTCGGGACAGGTTGCTGTCGTCCACGCCTACCAGAAAACCTATCTGGCCGATGGCCGAGCCTACTCCGCCACCATAGGTGACAGCGGGTATCATAAGATAGACTGGATCAATACGCGACTCGTAGGTGCTCCGTCCGGGGCGTTTACCCAGGGCGAGGTCGTGACCCAGGCTACATCTGGAGCGACAGGCATCTTCGATGAAACCATTGGGTCCGGTGCCACAGCCAAGAACATGGTCTATCGAACTACGACGACTGAGTTCAACGCTGTCAACGAGATCACGGGAGCCGATTCGACAGAAACCCTAACCCCTTCGGCTGTGGTGGCCCCGCCCCATTGGCTCAACTGGACCCTCAGCACCGGCACATTCCCTGGTGGCGGATCGAACGTCATGTCCCTTTGTTGGGGTCGTATCTTTATGAACTCGATCCAGCATCCCCACCAGTGGTTCGCTACACGAGTCAACGACCCTCTCGATCTTCTGTTGGTGGTGGATGATGTGGCCTCAGCCCAGAACAGTCAGGCAACCAAGAAGGCCGGTTTGGTGGGCGATCAGATCATCGCGTTCATCCCATACAAGGGCAACACGCAGGTTTTCGGGTGTCTGAACAATATGTTCGTGATGCGGGCGGACCCGGCTAAAGGTGGGTTCTTCACGACACTCTCTGATACCACAGGCATTTTCAGTCACGAGTCCTTTTGTTGGGACGACAAGAACAACCTGTATTGGGTGGGATTCGACGGCATTTACGCGCTATCTGCTGAGGCCATAATGCAGGGTGCACCGCCCGTCAATCTCACCAAAGAGCACGTCCCAAAACTAATCTCTGATATGGGCCTCAATCGCAGAACTGATCGTGTTGTGATGAAGTATGACAAAGATCGTTATGGCATCGAGATTTCAATAATACAGCGAGACGGCGAATGGAAAGCCGTGTTCTGGTTGGACCTGCGAACCGGAGGCGTGTTCCCGGAGAACTACGCAAAGGATCACATCCCAACAGCACTTCATTATTTTGATGCGAGAACAGCGGCGGAGCGCACTCTGCTGGCCGGGTGTAACGACGGCTATATTCGCAAGTGGGATAAGTCGGAGAAATCAGACACCGGGAGTACGGCCATATCAAGCAATGTCTTGATCGGGCCCGTTGCCGGGGGTGGTGTGCGGACTAAGGTCGGACTGAATGAGGTATCAGTCAGAACCGGCGTGGACACGGACGCAGTAACCGTGTCGTTGTACTCGGGGATCACCGCCGACAAACTCATAAAGAACGTCGCCGATGATGAATCGCCTCGTGTATCAAAGAGTTTCACCACGGACAAACTGTTGCCTTCGGTTCGCCAGCACATCGAAGATGGGGCTATCGGGATCAAGTTGTCCAACACTACAGCTGATTCAAGCTGGAGTATAGAAAAAATAGATGTTGATTTAGAAGAGGTTGGGAGGATCAAATAATGGCTTCATCTTATTTTACATATACAGCCAAACCAGTGGAAGAAACTCCGGGTGGGAGATTGTCGCAGAACGCCCTACAGCGTTGGCTTAACCAACAGAAGACATCACGGGCGCAGTTCAGTGCCGCCGAGCAACCATTACAACAGTCCGTCCAGATGTTCCAACCTGGTGGTGGTTATGGTCAGGGCCAACAGACCTTACTCCGTGACGAAGCTCGGCGTGCTCAGGCCGAGGCTACGACACAGCAGGTGGCCAGCGGGATGAGTAGTGGATCGTTGGCAACCGGGACCAAACTACGAACTGAGCGTGACCTGGCAACAGGTCTGGCCGGGGTCGAGGACACTCGGACCCAGTTCTTGAACCAAGCACTTGGTAATCTGTCAGGTCTGCGCGGACAGCAGGCCGGATTGACCGCTCAGGTCAACGATCCGACCTATGCTCCATATTTGGACTATATATCAAGGACCTTGGCTCTCCAAGAACAAGGTGCGCAACGGGTGATGGGGGCAAACACAGCCTCTGAGTCGTCAACACCCGCGACAGTCGGGCCGTGGGGTCAAACCAGAGTATCGGCTACACCAGTGTTTGCGAGATAACATGGCAGTAGAACAGTATAGTCTGGTTGCGAACGACTGGCTCAACCTTGAGTCTATCATCAACGATCTTACTCAGCGGGTCATAGGTCAAGAACTTCATCCGACGAGTTCGCCTACATTCGCTGATATGACGGTCACGGGTGACTTTGACATCACTGGTGATATGGGCGTTACTGGCGACCTGGATATTGGTGGCACTGTCACGTTCGATGACTTAACCGCTTCTCGGTTAGTAGCTACTGACGCAAGTAAAGGACTCGAATCTAAAAATCTTGTTGATCTGGTGGCCGGAACCGCGAATCAAGTCGTGGTCACTGACGATGCCGCTGGTGGTGTCGTGTTGTCAGGACCGCAAGACCTCCATACTGGAGCAGACCCTACGTTCGTGGGAGTAAACATAACGGCAGTTAGTTCGCTGCCTGGAACTGTGGTGGTGGGAAAACTCATCCACTTAACGACAAATAACAGACTTTATTTTGGAAGGAAATTGTAATGGCTGGTACTTTTTCAGACTACGCAGAGAATGAATTGTTGGACCACATCATGGGTGTTGGCTCCCTTACTATGCCCACTGTTTATGTGGCGTTGTGCACCGCTGATCCCGAAGATGCTGGAACTGGTGCGGATATGGATGAGGTAGCTGATGCTAACGCCTATGCAAGAGTGGCCATCGCCGCTGATTTTTCGACACCAGCGGCTTCAGGTTCAATCGCAAACGACGGACAGATTGACTTTGTAGCGGCTACT